GCCGGCTTTTGCCCACCGGGTAGGAGAAGATGTTGCGAACTGGCATTACCAGATAAGCAAGAAGCACCCTCGACTACCATTAGTAATCGAGAAGACTTGTGTCATCGTAAGACGAGACCATCGACATTGAGTCCAATTCAGTTTGGGCCAAGACATCGAGCATCTCGCCTCGCTGGGGTAAAACCCGGCCTTCCATCTCAATCAGGTTCATTGACCCTGAGAGATGGGTTACCGGTATGGTGAAGGAAGGAATGACTCCCATTGGGAGCAGACCATCCAGATCCGTGCGTCGAACGTAAAGCCTCCTGATAGCAGCCCATGGCTGCATCAGCGCGATCTGCACCATTGGTGCAGGTACGAGCTCTGCGTTGTTCGCGATATGGATTCGCCGTTGCGCTCGCGCAACAGATCTCATACGACCTTCGTATGATTTCTGGGTCTCAGTGAGAACCGACGGACCATTGAACGCCTTCGCGATTACGGCGACTTTCTTCTCAGTGAGATCGAATTTCTCGTAATCCACGAAGTCCTGCGAGATCTTGCCTTGCAGAGATGTCCGTGACACCTCTCCGAAGCGCTCCAGGTCGTCTGCAGCCGCGTCTTCCTCGACCTCGACCTGCGTGTACACACGCACGCCGAGCTCTTGGAGCCGCGTTAGCGCCTTGTCAGTATCTTCTAGGATGACTCCGCGTAACCTACGCGAGTCTCCCGAACCGTTCGCCATGCGAACAGCGACGTTATCTGAGTTGGTGATACAATAACGCAAGTAGTCTGGCAATGCCAACTCGATTCCGGGGAGGGTCACTAACCCGCGTCCTCCGAATGCTTGCGGTACGTAGCTTCTCGCATCTTTCAGGTACTCCGCTGGAAACCAGCGGCCAAGCCCCAGCTTCTGGAGCAGTACCAGACCGATGTTGAAGTCGAGACCCCATCCTGCCCAGCTCATGCCCTCAGTGAGACGCTTTGCTTTGCCAGGAAAAGGGTTGGTTTCCTCGAACACGGCACTACCCACTTTCCGACGGTCGGAGAAGAGGCGTAGCCAGACGTGATCGAGTTTATACTTCGGCTTATCTTCCTTCCGTCCTTGACGGGCGAGCTTTGACAAGGCGCGCAATGCGTACCTTGGTCCCGGCTCAGGCTTGATAATGAAGTCCTGACAATAATGCGCTCCGTAACGCGAAACGCAATATTTGTCCCAGGAGATCTCACCTGACCAGTACTGCAGCACCTGTGGTATCTGCTTCAGGTAGGTGATCCTTCCGATCCCGATGTGATCGTCGCCCGCGCACGCATACTGATGCAGTTCACGTCGCGTTCGTCGATAATCGGCAATTGACGGGTTCAAAGTCGCAGTAGAGGCGCGAGCCGCGCGCTCTGCTGCGATGCTTAGCAGCGATAGGATCATCTTGGTGAGGGGTTCCCCCATCAAGACAGCTCTATTCGTTACGTAGCCCCGATAATCCGTTCCGCTATGGGACACCGACAGTGCCGGTCCCGTTCGGTAACGTTTGTAGATGTTCACGTTTCTCGTACCTCCCTTCAAATTGAAGCAAGAGGGTTTCTCGACCAATAGTCGAGGCGAGCAAACGAGATCGATCGCGTTGTCAAGGTATCCTGTCGCCGGGTGTTCATCGAATCGACCCGCGAGGAATGCCTTCATTGCCCGTGCCGCAATGTCGTGTTCTAACCAGTCAGTGGCTGCCGTTAGATCTGACGTCGAGATTGCTTCAATCTTACGCCAGGAACTCGCATGCCGTCCAAAGGACGCTTCGAAGTTCCACGCATG